GAAGTCCCCGAAGGCGATCGACTTGGCGCCGGTCGCCATGGCGGGCATGAACGGGTCCGCCACGAGCGGCTTGCCGAGCAGAAGGTCAGGAGCGCCCAGTACAGCGGACGGTTCCCAAATGGGCCTTCCAACGGTGTCCGTGATCTTGCGGAAGCCTCCGATTGTTTTATCGGCTGCGAGCCAGTAGCAGGAACGACTCTGCCGATAGGGCGCGATAACGGAGTACTCGAGGTCCACGAGGTTCGCGTAGCTCGGGGCACCGGACACGCCGGTCACCGATCCGGTGACGCCGACCGTGCTGGAGGTGACGATGCCAGTCGGCTGACCGGTTCCGGACCCGTTCACGAGGTCGTTTCCGAACGCGTTTCCGAGAGCGCGGCCCGCTTGCATGGCCAGATAACCCAGCAGGTCTACTGCTGTATCATCTATGAGCTCCCGTGCCACCTGCAACAGGATCCCGTACTTGAACGCAGACAACGCCTGCGTACCGAACGCAGGATCGGATGACGGGAGCGCACCCGCCTGCGCTGCTGAGGCAGCAGTGGAGTGAGCCGTCGTCTTGGGCACCTGGAGCGTTTCGCCACCCCCGGTGTTCAGGACCGTAGGACCGCACTGCATGACACCACTGACCTCAATGAGGTGGGCGATGAGCATGTCGTAGAAGTCGATTGGAACGATTGCTGAGGCGTTTGTGCCCTGTGCACCGGTTGTGAGAACCCGGTAGTTGATGGGACCGAGGGCCGGGTCGCGGCGGACTTCCAGCACGCGCTGCGCGCCCTCGTCGCCCCTGGCCCAGCTGCGGATCTCCTGGAGCATCTTCGACCCGCCGGCGGTGACCGGAGCCGCGCCCTTAGCGGGGGCCTTGCCGGAGAGCGCGTCGTAGGCGTCATCCGCTTCCTTCGCGCGCTTCTCAGTATCAAGAACCGCACGAATGCGAACGTCTAGCTTCTGCATCTCCTCTTGCAGCGCGTCCCAGCGGCCCTGCTCCTCCTCAGAAAGCGCGCGGTTTTCCTCCGCGGCCTTCTCGGCGATGCCCTTGGCCTCCTCCCACACGTTCAGGCGGCGGTCGCGAAGCCTCTTTGCCACTTCAGAAGGCATTTTCTGTACGTCCTTTCGAGTGTTTGCCTTCTGCACCAGCACTGGCTCCGTCCGCACCCGAGGGGGCTACGGCCTGCAGCGCGCTTGCTACTTACGGGTAACTGCGGTACTACTCCTCGTCAGCCCAGGGATCGTCCATGTTCGCTTGCAACGCGAGCAGGGCCTGGGCGCCGGTCATGACCGGCTTCTTCGGCGGCTTCAGCCGCTCGGCGGGCTTGGCACGCCAGCCGTCGACATCGCGGTAGCGCTTGAAGAACTCCATCGCGCGGCCCTCGTTCAGCCGGCTCCGGACTTCCTCCACGTCGGTCTGCACCCAGTCCGCGAGGGACTGGACCGCGCCGTTCAGCGCGCGGGCGCCCGCGGTCGCATCCGGGTACGCCGGGTCCAACACTGGCGCCACGTCCACGAGCTGGACGGACATAAGTGTCCTCATGGGGTAATTGAACTCACTCACGCCCCACTCGTCACCGCCGGGGAACACCCGGAAGGCGAAGCTGCTGTGCCGGACGTCACCGCGGGACACGTACTCGAGCACGTCGGCCCGGGCGTGCGGCGGCTCTACCTCATACGCCAGGCCCGTGGTATCGGTAGCCAGCCGCAGCGTCCGGGCGTGGGTCGTGCCCAGGAGCGCATCGTCACGGTGGTTATACCTGCACACGACGTCAGGCCAGCCGAGGGTCTTGCACTCATTGAACGCAGTCGTGTCGACCTGCTCAACGAAGCCCCCGAGTTTCCTGCTCAGCTTGCCGAACGCGGCGGCGTAGCCGTAGATGAACTGCGGGCCGCTCGCATCGCCGTTCGCGGACCGGATCTCGGGCGGGAACCGGGTGAACCGGCGCTCGGGGATGCCGTCCGGCTCCACCACCCCGAACGCGGCGCGGTTGTCGCCGGTCACGGTGATGCCGTACCGCTTGGCCGCGGCGAGGATCTTTCCCATCGCCTGCTTGCCGAACGGTGACTGCGGGGCACGGGCCAGCGCATTCCGCGCGTGAGCCTCGTCATGCACAGGAAAGTGGCGCTTGCTCCTGGGCATCGTCTTTCCCGACTGGTCTTTTGTGCCACCGGGCTCGATGTAGGCAAATGCCGAGTCCGGCAAGTCGTTTATTGAAGCGGCCGACATGGCTGCCCTGGTATCAGTCACTATTCGAACACCTTTCTAGTCAGCCATTTCGTTTGCAGGCATCGTCGTAAACTCAGCTATGCGATCCGAGCCCAGGGTTTCGCATAGAATGAGTTCATGGTTGAGGTAACGTGCCTTGAGTGCGGCGCCCCCTACACGGTGTATCCGGGTAAGGCAGCGACGGCTAAGTTCTGCGGTAACGACTGCAAGTTCGCGTACCAGAAGACGCACCCGCCCCGCGCCCGGCTGCCCCGGCTGACAGCACCCTGCGCGTACTGCGGTGAGCCGGTTGAGTACCTGCCGTCGCAGAAGGGCGCGACCCGCAAGAACACCCGGGCTTCGAAGAAGCTGACCACGGAGATCACCGCGGAATGCCGCAGACGCTACGAGGCGAAGGAAGCGACCATGACGGCCATGGCTGCCGAGCTCGGGGTCAGCGTATCCAGCATGAGCATCGCGATCCGGCAGGCCGTTTACGGCGAGAACGTCTACTGCGACGCGGACTGCCGGGCGGCTGGCCTGAGCACGATCATGACCGGGCGGCGGCCGTCCAACAGCGTCTACACAAGTCATCACACGTTTCGCGCCATAATCCGCCGTGAGTTCCGCGACCAGTGCAGCCTGTGCGGCTGGGCAGAAGCCCCGTGCGACGTCGCGCACATCATCAGCCGGAAGGACGGCGGGGATGACAGCATCGAGAACGTGACGATGCTGTGCCCGAACCATCACCGGATGTACGACTGCGGGCTGATCCCCGCGGAGGAAATCCGCGCGAGCCGGGAGAACGTGCTGAAGCATCAGCCATCACCCCTGCGGTGACCGTTAGTCCCGCTGAGCACCAAGTCCTGGCGTGACGGGATCCACGCTCCCACGAACTCGGGCGGGCTTTCCTTAACGGCCGCCTTAGCCCGGCGACGCATCTCGAGGAAATCGAGGATCAGCTGGGCATCCTCGCGTTCCTCCCGCGTCCCGCCGTAGTGGCGCTGGGACGCGATAATCTGGCCGAGCTCCTGTCCGGCAGACGGCACCTGGGGCATGTCCCCCGGCGTCGGCTGCGCCAGGCCCTGCTTGGCCAGCTCCTGCAGCTTGTCGGCTGCCAGGTCCATTTCCAGGTCGATCGAGGATTCCATCGACTTCGGGATCCCGCGGATGCTGCGCGCCATCGCCACCATGACCTCCAGCGGGATGAACTCGTTGCCGGCCCCGCCAGGCAGCGGCTCGAGGTCTTCCAGGTCACGGATCTCATCGACGCTGCGCAGGCCCATCTCCCGCTGCGTGTGGTAGATCTCGGTCCGGGTCTTCAAATCCGTTTTCAGCAGCGCGTCGCTGTTGAAACGGCAGTACCGGTTCTGCGGCAGGATCCCGAAAAACGCGGTTTCCAGCCGGACCAGCCACGGCCGCAGCGCCTCGATCACCTGCAGCGTGCTCTGCTCCACCGTGTTATAGGTGAGGCTGTCGCCTCTGGTGCCGCCAATGCGGTCCGGGGGAAGATTGAGGATTGAGGCGATCTGCGTGGCGTTCATGCGGATCGCCTCAATAAACTGCGCCTCAGAAGGCGGCACGACCACCGGGGAGTATTTCCAGTCACGGCCGTAGACGAGCGGCTGCCGGCTCCGGATGGTGGAGGTGAGCATGCCGCGGATCTCCTCGGCCTGCTCCCGGCTGATCTCGATCTCGGTGTTCTCGAACGTCCCGGGCGGGAATCCCCCGGCGAGGTACCAGTCGGTCCCGTACCGCTCGGCCTCCAGCCCGGACAAGATGGTCAGCGCGAACGCGCGCAGCGGGCTCAGGCCCTCGATCCGGCCGGGCAGGCTGAACGCCTTGATGTGGAACAGCTCGCTGCGGTCCATCAGCCGGCCGTAGCAGTAGATCCGCGCCCTTAGCGGGTTGAACGGGGCCATCTCGTCGTTGACGACGTTGACGTCCTCCGGCGGCATCCACTCGATGCTCTGCGGCAGCCCGTAGCCGTCCCGGCTGGTGATCAGGCCCCACGCGTTGCCCTGCAGCAGCAGCGAGCTCATGCACATGAACAGCCAGTCGAAGACGGTGCCGTCCACGCTGGGGTGGTCGAAAATGGACGGCCCGTTATACCGCTGGGTGCGGGTCTCGCCCGGTCCCGGCTTGACGTACAGCTTCAGCGGCAGCGCCGCAGTGGAGTTGGCCAGCAGGGACACTCCGGAGTACAGCGCGGGCAGCGCAAGCGCCTTGTCAGTGCCGAAGAATGCCCTGGTCGGGTGCGCAGGACCGCCTGCGTCAAACTTGACGAACGGTGAGTCCCAGGGGCGTAATCGCCACGGCACTCCGCCGATTACACGTTGTTCAGACCTGCTAGCTCGGATGCGCTCGATGAGACCCATGGCCAATCACCCCCTCCCGTAAAAGGGGGTGACAAGGGAAGACCGCTGACGTGCGTGCGGCCGTACTGCACGGATACGCTCGATCAGCCCCACGGACCTGGGGACTCCCCTGCGGACGGACGGCGGACCCGGCTCCGTTCGGCCGCGGGTTAAGAACTAGGACTCAGGTTACGCCGTGTTAAAGCATTCGTGCCAGGAGAGTGACCGGCAATTTCCTCACCAGCGACAATACGCATGCCGGACAGGCCCTGTTCCGCCCGCTCGGTGATCATCGCGACGATCTGCCCGGCGAGCAGCTTGCGGTCCTCCCCGGTCAGGTCCCGGCCCGGGTTGCAGGCCCGGATGTAGGCGATGGCGAACTCGATCTCATCCGCCAGCGCCGCAGCCGGGATGACGACTCTCACGGCTCAGCGGTGACGTCGCCGACCAGGACGCTGACCGGCTCGCCTCCGGGCATCTCGGTGAACTCCAGCACGCCCGCGTCGCGGATCGCCTCGGCGATCAGCTCCGCGTCGCCGGCGGTGGACTCGGGCAGGGCGATCCTGAGCGCGGGCACGTCAGCTGCTCCTCTCGCAGGGCGGCAGGTACGCCGCCGCGTCCGCCGCGAACCATTCCCCGGACGGCGAGCTGAACGCGGCCTGGTCGTCGCTGCCCGGCGGGTCCAGCGCGTCGAAATCGGCCTGGTGCCAGCCCGTTCCTCCGGACGTCCGGAGATTCGCGGCGCCGCCGGGCGGGCCGGACAGCTCGCGCAGCCGGGCGCACTCGGCCCTGTACCGCCTGTTCTCGGCGTCCAGCCGGCGGCGGTGCTCCAGGTACGCGCGGTGCCAGGCTTCCACCGCATCGGCGCCCGGGATGACGGTGCCGTCGCTCAGCACCAGCCCCGGGTCAGGCAGCGGGTCAGGCGGGCGCTGCGTCACTTGTCCAGGTTAGACGGCTTGCCGGTCGGCTTCTTGCCGTGCTCCACCATCTCCAGCAGCCGGAACTGCTTCACCGCGGTCTTGTGATCCAGCGGCCGGGTGCTGGCGAAGGCGCCGGTCTCGGTGTTCTTCACCTTCTCGCCGCCGTCCACCTTCACGATCTTGTACGGCATCACGATCATCCTCTCCGGATCCACACGGCGCGGCCGAACCCGTCATAGCCAGCGAACCACCACACGACGGTTCCCGTACCGGTCATGCGCGGGCGGGCTCGGGCGGGGCAGGATTCCGGGCGGCGATCTTCGCCGCGATCACCCTGGCGATCTCCGCGTCGCTCCAGCCCAGGCCCTTCCAGTAGCCGTACCGGGCGGACACGGCGCAGAACGACAGCCCGCGCCAGAGCCCGCCGATGGCGAAGCCGAGGGCGAAGAACAGCCCGGCGAAACAGGTGGCGAGCACCCGGCCAGGGCTCGGCGCGGCGCGTGCCTGCCCGCCCAGCTCCTCTACCGGCAGGCGGCCCGCGCGGGGCAGCTCGGTCGTCGTGGTCATGATGCGTCTCCCGGTGTGTCGTCCAGGGGCTGCAGCACGAAGCAGTCCTTAGCCTCGCGCAGCTTGCGCAGCCCGGCGGTGAGCTCGATCCCGTCGCCCAGGATCTCCAGCAGGTGCTCCGCCAGGTAATACGCGGCGGTAGCCACGTCGGCGGCCACGCCGTCCAGCCGCGGATTCGGCGTCAGCCACTTCATCGCGTGCCGGGTGGCCTCGTGCCGCTGGTCCAGCGGGGTGCCCGCGGCGGCCATCAGCCTTCCGCCGGGGCTTCCTCCGCGGGCGCCTCGTCGGCCGGGGCTTCCTCCGCCTCGCTCTCGTCCCCGCCCTCGTCCCGGGACAGCAGGCCGGGCATCCGCGACGCGAGCTCGCGGGCCTCCTGCTCCTGCACCTCCTCGGACGGGTGCTCGGCTTCGACCTGGCTGGCCGGCTTGCCGGGCTCGGCGGCCATCTCGTCGGCCGCGGCGGCCTCGTCGGTCGTGTCCTCAGCCATGATCTCTCCCTGCGGTTGTCGGGGGTGAACCTGGCTCCGTTCCGGCCGCAGGCTATGAGCTGCCTCCAGGGTAGACCGCCCGCGGCTGCCGCGGTCACCCTCTCCGCTCAGTACTTCGGCGAGACGATCTTGTAGATGATCCAGGCCATAGCGGCCAGCTCCACGCCGATGAACCCGGCCATGATCATGCGCATCAGCCACCGGTTCACCTTGCTGCCGCCGTTCTGCGGCGGCGTGATGTGAACGACCACGGATCCTCCTCAGTGCTCCGGCCCGCCCTGGCCTGGTGGCGGTTTCCCGTTTCTCCGGGCTATCAGCCGGATGAGGTCTTCTATCGAGGGGATGCCGATCAGCAGCAGGCCGACGACCAGCTTGCCTACGGTCGCAGTGTTCTTCTCTACCAGGGAGTCCACGATCACGGCGACGCCCAGGAGGAAGGTGGCGATGGTGCGAAAACCGGCCCACCAGGCTGGCACGCCTGCCGTGCCGGTACGCGACGCCTCCCCCGTCATGGCCGGTTACCCGATCGACTTCAGCGGGTCGTAGTTGTACCGCTTGCGGTTCAGCCCCCACAGCGCGTTCGTCCCGCTGGTGATGGGGGTGATATCGGCGGCCGAGTCACGGCGGGACCAGGCCCGGCCGCCGTCGCCGACGTCACGGGTCTCGGCGTTGGCGACCGAGCTCCACAGCCCCGGGGCCAGCTCGCGGCCGAGGTGGATGAGCCGCTGATCCGGGTCCGGGTGCCGGACGGTGGTGACCATCAGCGCGAACGCGGCGGCCTCATCCGCTGAGCTCATCGCGGTCACCTCGATGCCGCCCTTCTCCAGGTCAGGAATCAGCGAGGCGGCCGGCCCGTTCTTCGGCACGACGACGGCGACCGGCTTCCAGGCCCGGCGCAGCCGCAGCAGCTCGGGCACGGCCCATTTCACGCCCTCCCGGTGGCAGCCGCGGGGGATCTCCACCACCGGCCGGTCCTTCCCGGGCCGCAGGATGCCGTTCTCGCTGTCCGCCTGGCCTGGCCGGTACCAGCAGGCCGAGATCGAGGCCGACAGCATGTCCGGGTCGACGTCGACCGAGAACACGACCGGCCGGGTGGCGCCGCCGGGGTCGGGCATGGCGCAGGCGGCCCAGGAGTCCTCGCTGATCACCGCCCAGGCGTCGTCTCCGGCGGGCCAGTCGCCGACCCCCAGCCGCTCCCTGTCGAAGGTGCTGCCGATGGTCATCGCGGCCAGCTCGTGCGCGACGTGGTCGACGGAGATCCGGACGCCGAGCGCGGGGTTGGCCTTGGCCCAGCTGCGCGGGTCGTCCCGGTCGTCGTGCAGCGCGCAGACGATGTGCCGGTTGGTCTTCCTGCCGCGGATCTCGTCCCGGGGGCAGGTATCCAGGTGCGGGTTGATGCTCCACTCGGCGCCCATCAGCTTCGGGTCCCGGGCCAGCACCCGGCGGCGGACCGCGGCGAGCTGGACGGAATCCTTGTAGCCGGCGCTGGCGGTGTAGATGACCTGCGGGTTCGGCACGGCCGACAGGGTGGGGAGCGACGCGCCCACCACTTCGTCGCTCAAGATCATGGCCTCGTCATAGACCACCAGGTCGGCCGTGAACGCGCGGCCGGATCCCCTCGA